CGCAGTGGTGGTCGCACCGTCACCGTAGGACGCCACCAGCGTAATAATATCTCCGGCGTGTCTGCGGCCACGTTTGGCCGTGTTGGCTTCCAGCAGGATCGCCAGATTCTGATCTTCTTCACTCCCCGGTAGCACGTTTATCGTCACCGTCTGCGGGGTTGGTGTTGACCAGGACACCAGATTGCCATTGATATCCATGCCGGTCTGGGCAATATCGACAGCAGGCAGATCGAACGGGTCAGCATCATCGGCGAAAGCCGTTACCAGTATCCCTGCCGGAAAGGTTGTACTGGCCTGAACCAACAGGCTGAGGCCGGTTGCAGATACATCATTCATTGTTTAGTCCTTATACCAGGTTGTGCGAGCCTTCGACCTTACGTACCCAGTCGCCTTTACCGTAAATCAGTACGTATTTCATCACGTATTCCGGCAAGCCAGATGGCCCGGTACTTTCAACAATCTGCGCGTTGTACCAGTAGCCCTTGTCCTGAATATCGTGCCACGCTAAATCGTCACCAGACGCATCGGCCACCGCGAGTTTCTGTACATCCGAGAGCGTTTTGCCGGGGAGGATGGTGCCGTTATTCACTGCTTTGGTCACGGCTCCGGCGATAATCATCATTGCCCTGGCCTCACCATCGCGGTTTGCAGGTACACCGCGCGTCGCCAGCAGTAAAGAAAACCATTGCTGTGCAATGTATGCCTTTAACCACTGCTCATTGGCATGAACGCTCATGTCCAGCGGTGCGGTACCCGGCCCGCACAGGAAACCACGCTGGTAAAACGCAATATGTGAACCCGCCACCGCCGTTTCGCCGTAATAGTTGACGCGTAATTTATCCAGCTTATCGGCATCCAGATCAGCGGTTACCTGTGCCGGGAACGTCACGCCAAACTGACGAAACATATAGTTGGTGGTGGCGTTTGTGCGGTCATAGTCCGTTGCCGCCATGACCGCCATTGGTAACGCCTGAGCATAAAAATTATCCTCGGTTTTCAGGTTCAGCGCCGTTGACGCAGTGCCTATCAACGCCGCGCTAAAATCCTCCGCATCCGTTGCGGAAATATTCAGATGTAGCTGGTATTTCACGTTCTCACCTGCCACATACTGAGCAAGGGCAACGACCTGTTCGAGCGTCAGTGGGTCGATAAAAGTCGCGCTGCCGAACGAATCCGAGATTTTCTCTGCCGCCATAAAAGCTTCCAGCGGGGTTTGCGCGGTATTTCCGGGCAGGGCTTGTCCGCAAGATAAACCCATCGCATCCGCAAGAGCGGAAGACTCAACGTTAATGTTTGCCCGTTCCGGCACACCGCCACCGAGTTCAAACGTGCCGCTGATAGCAATAAAGGTCACTCTGGCAGAAGCGAAAGCGGGTTCAGATTCAGCATTTAGCTTTTGCTGTACGGTCGAGGCAACATCCGCGTAGGACTTGGCCGTAGAAAGATCGATTTCGGTGAGTTCTTTACGGATGTTACCGATAATCACCGTGAGTGTTCCGGTAGTGATCGCCTTCAACTCATCCAGACTGGCCGCATCGCCCCCCGAAAGAGTCGGTGCCCGACCGGTTGGTACGTAGGGTGCTACCTGCAATTCTCTCGGTTTATTGACAGGCGCAGGGCTGGTATAGCTGAAATATTGCCGGGCGAAATTCGCCTCGGGAGAGCTGGCCCCCAGAAACTCATCAATCTGACCGCTGGCGAATTCCAGCACATCACCGGATGGAATTTTTGCGTTTTGGGAAAATATGCGGCCCGTCAGTTTGCGCATCGGTACAGCAGACGCGCCAATGACCGCACTCGCAATGCTGACATAGCGTGTTTGTTTGATTGACATGGTTAAACCTTAATTAAATGCGGTGAATATCAGGATAAAGCGCTTTTACTGCCGTGGTGTTTGGGAATATTTCGCGGTGGAATGTGACGTTAAAGTCAAACGAGGGGTTCTGTTCATAATCCCCCTGGTCATTGATAAAATAAGGCGTTCGAATGCCGGAAGCACGTTGTACCCCCACTCCCTGTTTTTGTAGCGCATCAACAAAAGGTAGTGAGTTCACTATCATTCGAACCGTGGCAGTCAGGTCGGTCGCTGTAAGTTCACTGGCATCGGATACCAGCCCCTGAACCTGCAACGTTTTTTCCACCAACTGAGTTTCTTTGTGATTCGCATCCGTGCCAGCGACCTGATAGTTTCGCGCCTGCCATCCGTGACCCGCCTCGTTGATGGGAAAGAACATAACAAAGCTATCTTCCCTCCCCTGCTTTGTTGACTGAAACCCGGCAACAACAGGTATCGAAAGCCCTGCATTATTCATTTGCGCCAGCATCTGGTGCCGGATGGCGATGTAAACCTCGTTATCCGTCATAGTTTCCCGCCTCAATGCAAAGAACAGACTTCCAGCCGTCCTGCGCGTACCAGTCAGCATCACCGGTGACGTCATAGCGTTTGCCGTTGAACACCAGATAATCCGGTGCATCCCCCCGTTGGATAGCGTGAATATCGTGCGAAGTGTAGAGCCGCCGATAAACTTTGCTGGTATCCAGCCCCATCTCCTGTACATCCTGCGTATCCACCGCCTGCCAGCTACCCGTGACCGATTCTGGCGGATGGTACTGCGCTACCCATTTGCCAAGGTCGTCTGTAGTTCGCGACTTAAACCGATACCAGAGGGCCGTCTGCTGTGGGATCACCCGTGCGGCCACGTTGTAGAGATTGCCAAACATTATTTATCCTCCACCGCATACGTGACCGCCTGCAACATCTGACCGGTATCCACCAGCGGTTTTGTTGAGGCTTTACCTTTGCTGTGTCTTCTGGCCCGCCCCCGGATGGTGGATGTATCCAGCGGAGGCGTTGTCAGGGTACGGATGGCATTCTGTACATCCCCCGCAGCTTTGGCCCCGATCTGATTCAACCCACCGATAAGCGTGATACCCCCGGCGACAGAAGCATTAACGGCTTGCGAGATGAGATTTTTGTAACTAACAGCGTTCTCTGCCATTGCCGGACGCAGGAAAGGTCGGGGCGGGATGCCGCCAGCCGGGTACCCAAGTTCCTGAATCGCCGCGACATAAGCAATCGGCGTACCGTCCGGGTATTTACTGTGCTCAAAAAATCCGATCTTCAACTGCTTTTTGTTCAGTTCATCGTAGACCGCTTTCAGCCTGGCAAAATTACTCATCGTCTCAGCCTCCCGCGCATCGGGAACCGGCCACCCACGCTACGAAAGGCGGCACGTTCTCCCATGCCGCCGATATAGCGCGGGACGCTACAGCGTTTAATCAACGCCAGATATTGCTGGCCGAATGGCGTCAGGTTGTACCAGTGTGACCAGTTTGAACTTGTCGGCGGGGCAGCAAATGACACGCTCACTTTATCGATCGTGGCGCTGGTCACCGCCCCCGAAGGGGATTCTCCTTTCGCCGCCATCTGGCGCAACATCAACATATGCGCAACCACCAGCATCCACAGTTCACTGGTGCAGATCCCCTGACATTCCGGGAAATAACAGGTCGCTGATTTGGCGATAATAAAAATATCATCAGCAGGCACATCGTTGAATTGCGGGTAAAGAACACGAAATGATTCGAGGGGAAAGGTGCCAGCATCCATAATCATTTACCTTTTTTGTTGTTTTTTGGAACCTCTTTATTTTCTGCTTCAAGAGATTCAGGCGTATCTGGCGCTGACAGGTCGCTGGCTTCCATATTGGTCGCCACTTTTTCGGGATCGGCTTTTATTTCCTCAACCGCGATAAAACCGTTTTTTTCATGTAACTGAAAAACATGATTCTTTCTCAGTACGACGTACTGTTCGTCGGTAATTTCGGTAACACGACCACGCGGGGTGTACATTTGTTTGGTCATGATATTGGCTTTTCCGGCAATAAATACCGTTCCGCCCGCTTCCAGTGCGTAGTTCTGGTCGTTGGAGAGCGTGGAATAAACGTAGATAGACATGGGTAATCCTTAAAGATTAAGCCCTCAATTGAGGGCTGTTATCAGAGACCTGTCAGACGAGTGATCGCCCAGGGGCGGGTGACAATGACACCAGCAGTGGCATTGGTGGCATCCTCCAGATAGCCCTTGATCTGGTTCTCAGACCCCAACAACTGGTATTTCACCGGCACAACCTGCAAGATAGTCGCGCTGGTTGCGGTAGAGCCATCATCCACGCTATCGGCAAACATATAGGCAATATTTGCCCCGCCATTCGCACCTTTGAACTCAGGTGAAAAGACCTGCCGCATGTTGGGATAGTTGTTGGTGATCCACTCTTTGACGGTTTCACCTTTAGCGACCGGATTCGCTTTACCCAACGCCGAACGGAACCCCAGCGGAAGCGTCAGCGTGATAGGCATATCGTCGCGGATGATGCCACCAGAGTTCGTTTCGAGACGTGAGAACATATCGGTAATGTCCTT